CACCAGTGTTCTCTTGCATGACTGAAAAGACTTGATCCAGCGCATCCTTCTCAGAATTGGTGACCTGGGTGAGGCGGTCGACCTCTGCCTGCGCAGCGTTCACAGCGTCGGCATAGGGCGTAAGAGCGTCACCTGTTAGATATTGCTCGGCATCGGCGCATTCTTTCTGCGCCGCTGAAAGCTTGTCAGTGGCTTCTTTAAGCGCCATCTGGTCCTGGACGAGCTGTTTGGCGTGCTCTTTGTATAGTTCTCGTGCAGCTTCGGCCATGGCCTCCTGCTTGTATGCTTCGGCCATTTCCAAAACCTTATCCTTGGCAACGGTGAGTTTGCCGTTTTGAAGGTCGGTAATGCCGATGGACTCACCGGTCGCCTCGTTGAATCCCTCTACAGCGGCCTTAAGGCGTGCTTGCTCATCTGCGTTGAGCTTTCCCTTATCGGCAAGCTCAGCCATGGTGTCTGCGTAGGTCTGGACTACGGCAGCATCCGTTCCGGCATCTGCCCATGTGTCTGCGGTCTTTTCGGCCAGTTCTGCCTGAGATGCTATGACCTCATCAGCGGATATCTTAATGTTCTGATTCGCCTCTGCTGCGGCCTCTGCGTTCGCCTTGTAATCCTGGAATGCTTTCTCGCCAGCACTCATGGCATCATTGAGGCCGGATGTTGCCTTATCGAACTGAGCGGCCTTTTCAGCAGCTCCTCCGATGACGGTAGCCAGCTCCACTAAAACGGTCATGACCGCAAGAGGAGCAATAGCCTTCATGGCTGTGCCCATGGTTCGTGCGGCGACAGAGCCGAGCTTCATGGCGGTTTCGGATGCTTTGGTGGCGGCCATGTGCATCTTGATTGATGCGGCGCTTTGATTCGTCAGGATGGTTGCTTGCTTCGTTTGCGCATTGAACTTCGTTAGCATTAGGCCGTTGGCCGTCTGCTTAACTGTCAGCTTTGTATGAGCAACCTCGGTTTCATTCAGGGCCTTGGCGAAGTTGTGCTGCGAGGCGCGAAGTAGATCCATCACCTTGCCGCCCTTAGCCATGACAGCGAACCCGGACCCTATGCCTATGAGAACGGGGCCTACCTTGTCCAGGTTCTGGAGCATCCACTCAAGGCCCGGTACTACGGTGGAGGTGATGAACTGAACCGTCTCTCTCAGGGGCTCCTGCAGCTCCTGGTAGACCTTGATAGCCAGCTCCTCGAAGGCGGAACCCATCGCTGCGACATCGCCACCGAGATTATTGGTCATGGTGTCTGCGGTGGCCTGCGCGGTGCCTGCGCAGTTGTAGAGCTCTTCGCGGAAGGTTGCCGCTTCTCCGGCCCCAGCGTTGAGAAGCAGATTCAGGCCCTTGATGCTGTCAGCCGTGAAGGTTGACTGGAGGGCTGCTGCCTTCTCGGCATCTCCCATGCCATCGGTGGCCGCTTGAACGTCAGCTAGGATGTCGATGAAGTCACGATAATTACCCTCAGCATCCATGACCTGAACGGCAGTATCCCCGATGGCGATGGCACCGTCTTTCATGCGAGCGGTCATATCGCGCATGACCGCATTGAGCGCAGTACCTGCTTCTTGCCCCTTGAGACCTTGGTTAGCCATCATGGCAATGGCAGATGAGGTGGTCTCCACGTCCATGCCGAAGGCATGGCAGTTCGCAGCACAATTCTTATAGGCTGCACCTAGCCCCTCAACGGTGGTGTTGGCGTTTGCCTGGGAGTAAGCCAGCACGTCCACCATGCGCTGGGTCTCGTCTGCCTGCATCCCGAAAGCGGAGAGGTAGTCAGTCACAAGGTCAGAGGCAGCGGCGAGGTCCATCTCGCCTGCCTGGGCAAGCGTGAGCACCGAATCAACGCCCTGGAGCATCTGCTGGGTATCCCAACCGGCTAAAGCCATGTATCCCAGAGCATCAGCAGCTTGAGAGGCCGAGAAGGTAGTGGATGCCCCTAGTTCTCGGGCTTTCGTCTCAAGCTGGCCTAGTTCCTCTCCCTGTGCGCCGGAGAGAGCTGACACCTTTGACATGGAGGTCTCGAAACCGGAGCCTATCTCGACCACTTGTTGGGCAAGCTCGGTGGTCTTAGAGAGCACCATCTGCAAGCCTTGGGCTGCAAGGTTGCCCAGAGCCACGCTCATGGCACCTATCATGCCGTTAGACCGCTCGGCGGTAACTGCGCCCTTATCCAGGCCAGCCCAGTTCAGTCCCGCGTCGGCCTTCTTGATGTCTTCGAGGGATCCTTTGACCTTCTTCGCGCTATTGACTGCGTTAGAGTCCTTGGCGTCTATCTGGATGACTACCTTACCGTCAGCCATCACGCCACCTCGAACAGATCATCTATGCCGTCGTTCTGCACGGAGATGGAGTCAGAGCCTTTGAGCTCATAGAAGTCCCTGGCCTCATGCCAGGCATCTACGGCATCAGAGCCCACTACCTTTGCCGATGGGGGCTTTCCAAGTCGGTAATGGACGGCCTGTTGGAAGGGGGTGTTCACCCCATACTCAGCAAGCTGGGTTATAAGCGAGGTCGCTTCGCTGAATGTGATGTTGTCTGAGGTCTCATCCCAGGAGATGCCATAGGCGGCTCTGAGGGAATTACGGATGCGGTCTGCATCTTCTTCCCAGTCGAACCATTTATCGCCGTCTTCTCCGGCCATGTGCTCACCGTCTGGGGTGACATCAAGGCCGCATACATCCCACATGGCGTCATAGATGAGCTGGTGAATCTCATCTCCTGCAATCTCATAGGCCGCAGGAGGGTCAAAGAGCAGCCTGTCCACTAGGACCAGGCTCACATCATCTTGGTCACCATATCCTGTGAGGAGTTCGATGATGGACAGGATGTTCCGGGCGGAATCGCATACCTCTATCTCGCTCCCATGCCACTCATAGGAGCTGACTAGGCGTTTCCGCCCGTATGCATCTGTCTTTCGTGCGCTAGTTGTTGTTAGTGGCTTGCAACGCATCTGCGGCTCCTGCCGTCATCTGCGCTGCGGACAATCCGAAATGATCACGAATGGTGTGGATGATTGCATCCATGACCATGACAAGCTGTTCTATGCAATCTGATGGGTTCACAGGGACTCCGCCGCCAAGGGCTGTGATGAGTTCTTCGGTTCCATTCCCGACCAGTGCTGCATTGAGGATAGGCATGATCTTATCGGCGAGTGCGGAACTGGTTCTTTCGGCCTCCCTCACGTCACCCTCTGCGATAGCTTTGTTCCTTGCCTTCTCAATGGGCTTCATCTCAGTCCCATTTTTGTGGCAAAGCTCGGATAGCGGCTTGAGATTCTTGGGCGTGGTATCGACCTTCACGCGCACCTCTTCGCCGTTGATCTCGAATACCAGAGGCTCATATACGGCGTTCAGACTGATCTTCTTCATCTGCGCTCCTCTGTCAGATTCCTGCGCTTACAAAACAAGAGACCGAGGCGGCGCAGTTCGCCCCGGCCTCGGTCCTGATAATCGGATATGTGTCGCTCGGCTACTTGTCCTCTGATGTTCCTGCGCTCTTAGTGGAGGATGCCTGTCGTGTGGGTGCGGTTACGGTCACGTCTACTTGCTTCGCAACGGATGGCTTGGAGACGCATTTGATGGTGATGCGCGTCTTGCCAGCAGATACACCCTTCACGAGGCCATCAGGAGTGACGGTTGCAACCTTATGATTGCCTGTTGCAAAGACGCAGCGCGGATTGGCATCAGCGGGGGTTACCGTTGTAATGATCGTGGATGTTTCGCCAACAGCGACGTTAACTGCCTCGGCTGCAACCTCTTCAGGGTAGGCAATGCCTACCGGTTCGGTTACCACGCGCGAAGGCCCGTTGAATGACAGTTTGCAAGCAAACTTCGCCTTCTCGTTCGGGGCGCCATCTTGGTCTGCCTTGATTTCGTGAATGGTCACATCACGTTCGATCACCTTGCCGTCGGGAAAGGTGCGGCGAAGTGTTGTGATGAGCGCGTCGCCCGTCTGCTCGTCAAGGCTTGCAACGAAGTTCTGGCACGGATCATCCAGGCGGCGCTTGCCTTCGACTGAGATCGACTGACTCATGCCGGATACCTGTGTATCGGCTTCGCCAAAGTTGCTGTAGAAGTATTCCTCTTCGGTGGTTTCGGATTTATCCTTCGTGAAGGTGTTGATGCCGGGGCCGAACCAACCCCATTCAGGTTCATCACCGCCGGGGTTCATGTCGATCTCGTTCAGGTACTGGTAATTCATAGCGAATCCGATATCCATCATGCGTTCCTTTCAATCGTAAGGTTTATATCGAACACCCACACCCATCTGCCCGACTCGTCCCAGGGCATGGGGCGCGGTTTGCTCTTCTCGAGGTCTGTTACCTCATAGGAGCCGTTCTCAGAGTCCAGGGAGCCGTATTCGATGGACTCCGCTATCTTGCGAGCATCGAGCATGGCCTCCAGCTCGCTGATACGCTTGCAGATGACCGAGATGCGCATGGGTGCATCCTCTGTGAGGTCGTAGTAGGTTTCACTCTGGCGAGGAGTCCCGAAAGACAGCACCACGCACTCAGGTGTCTTCTGAGAATTGGCAGCGGTGAGGCATACGGGTACCTCAACACCTGCCTCTGTGATGCGTTCCTTCAAGACGCTCAGCAGGTCAAGCTCCGGAATGTCATCCATCAGAACACCTCCTCATAGACCTTTGCCACGTAGTCCTCAAGTAGTGGCATATCGTTACGTTTCATTGCCTCATCCCAGTGGTCCTGGGTTCCAGCCTCCGAGTGGTTCATGGGCACGTGATACTGCTTGGCCGCGTAAGGCGTGTTCCAAGTGAGCATTCCCGATGCGAAATCAGATGCCATGACCGATGGTCTCAAGGTGTTATCCCTCACTGGCACATAGGGCTTCATCAGCTCTTCTGCCCGCATGGATATCTCTTCAAGCCGTGCTCTGTGCGCTGATGGGCTTATCAGGCTATCCAGCAGGGGAGTATCCACTGTCACTGTCATGCCAGCTCTACCTCCCAGTGATGCACACGCCCGAATGCCGAGAACTCATGACACGCTGCAACGCTTGAGGGGGATACCTCTCCCTCAAGGGTCACCAGAGAGCCAGACGGGATGCGGAGCGCCCCCTTGGTGTTCGTGGCATCCACATACATCACCGCATTGGTGACATCCTGGAGCTGATAGGAGGTTGGGCGTACCCTGCTCACAGGCTCCACGTAGACCCCCGAAAGCGTTATAGGGTCTGCGTACTCGCCACCCATGAGCGCATCGGTTTTAGGTACCTGCACTGAACAGGAGTCAGGCAGCATCCTTTTGGGGATGGGCCTCATCAGCCTATCCCCTGGTACAGCAGCCCGGAACCTGTGAGTTCCTGCTTGATCGCGCGGCGCATGTCCGCATCGTATGAAGATAGCCCATCCTTCGCGAGTCCTGAAAGCGAGAACCCACCTAGGCTCATAGACTCAGCGCCCTCACCGATGCCGCCTGAGGCTCCATAGTGGTGATCCACTTCCACCGCTGCGCACACCGCTCGCTCGTAGGCTTCTAGGCTTGCTTCGTTTGGCACATTAAAGCCTATGACCTCGCGAACGGAAGCCACGGCAGCTCGAAGGGATGCTTCGAAGGCATCCCTTTCGAGCTTGCCGCCAAGCTCCTGATACCGCTCGTATGTCACCATGGGGAGCAACTAGGCTACCTCTTCGGCCTTGGGCTGCTTCCGAGCCTTTGAAGCCTTCTTGATCTGCAATCCTACGGTCTTCATGGTCACCTCCTAGGCTGTTGCGTGTGAGCAATAGATCAGCGGCTTCTTGTTATCCAAGACGATGAGGTCATGGAATACGCGGTATTGCCAAAGGTGCGCATCGGCCTTCTGGTTCTGATCTGGTGTGAAGTAGCGCAGCTTCTGATGCTTCTGGATGGCCTCTGCTGCATCCGATGTGAGGCCCATGAAGTTGATCCCTGCGCCCGCAGCCGCCTTCTGATACCCGCCGGTAGCCTCGTCGGTTGACTTGCCGTCCTTGAGGTCGATAGCGGTATAGAAGCGCCCGGAGGGTATGACCTTAAGGCGCATTTGGTCAAAGGTGTCGAAGTTCCCGTTGGGTGCTTCACCCTGGCCCATCATGTACGGCATGGCATCGCGCAGCATACCTTTCATGGTGCTTGTCAGGCACAGCACGATATCGGAGGGATCCTTGCCTAGGTCCTCGAAGGATTCCTTCATGAGCCGCACGGCTTTGAGCGCCTTCGCGGGGTCCTCGTAGTCCTCGGAGACCGTGTTCCCTGCATTCTCGGCCAGTCGTGCGAAACGGATGGCATCCATTTCCGGAATGACCTTCGTACGCTCGAACTCCGCCATGACATTAGCGGAGACGAGCGTCTCATGCTCCTCGTCATCCATCACGTCGATGGAGAATCCGCGCCCGCGGTCGAACTCCAGCTTGCGCGTCTCCCATTCGAGGCTCACGCCGCCGTCAACAAACCCATTGGTGCGGTCATAGTCTGCCAGCCAGTCCATGCCGATCTTCGCGATCTTGATCTCACCGACACCTACGAACTCGCCCAGCAGAGCGCCATTGATGTTCAGGAACGAGGTCATGGACTCTCGCTCGATAATCTTATCCAAGTTCCGGGTGAACTTGGATACATTGCCTCCAAGATTGTTAGGCATGCTCTAGTCCTTTCAGCCCTTCACGCCCATGGCATCGTCAATCTTGCTGTCAATGCCATTGGGTGCGCCGCCAGGCTTTCCGCCCGCGCGGCCTGTCTTCTTGTCTGCTTCGAACAGATAGGGGTGCTCGGCCTTGAGCTTGGAGACGTCGCCGTCGAAGTCGTCAAGGAGAGCCTTTGCGGCCTTGACGGAGCGACACCCTGCAAGCTCTAGCTTGTGGGTTACACGCTCATCAGCCATCTCAGCCTTGACCTTCTCAAGCTCCGCTTTCATGTCCTCGCGGCCCTTCTCGGTCTTGGCACTCTCATCGATCTTGGCTTCTAGCTCCTTGATCTTGGCATCCTTGGCCGCCATCTCCTTCTCATGGCGCTCCTTGTTGATGCCAGGCTGACCGTGGGAGTCCTTGATGTCCTCCTCGGCTTTCTTGCCGTCAGGAGCAGCGTCACCCTTCTTCTGCTCGTCAGCAGGAGGGGTCTCAGGCTTCTGCTCTTCCTGACCTTCCAAGCCCTTCTCTTCCTCACCCATGTTCCTGTCCTTTCGTCCTGGGTTTGTTTGCGCGCTTCTCTGCGCATCAGGTGGGTTTTTTGCGCTATCCCAAGCAGGAACAGGTTCTGACAGGTGTCGCTTGGCTAGATATCGTCAGGGTCTGTATGCTCTCCACAGATGTCACTGGGATGCATGCGCGGTCGAAGCTGAATGGGCTTGTTGTCGATGATGTGGACCTCTGGTGGGAAGCGACGGCACTCTACGAAACCGTCTTCATCAACGGTGGATGACCATGCGCAGGTGAGGCATGAATATGAGGTGATGGTCTGCATGCTGAGATGATATGGAGCGTGTCGCTAAAGGCATCGAATTCGAGGCAATTGAAAAGCCCCGCTGAAGCGGGGCCAGAGGAAAGACTCATTGTCGCGTGGGCTTCATGAATAGATCTCTATGTCTATCAGCTTCGATGCTATCTTCACGGCGGTCTCTTTGATGACGCTCATAGTGGTAGATCCTACTGCTTTCTTCACAGTTTCCTTAGTCTTATCCCAGACACGGGCGTTCCTGATGGCATCAAGATAATCACATCCGTCCCACGTCAGACCGTCAATGATGATGCGGTTCGGGGAACCGTAATCTCCATCATCGTGAGAATCAAGAAGGCCATGCGCGGTGAGCATGCGCACATGATAGGAAACCTCTTCGGACGTATGTTCTCCGAAGTCCAGGAAGTCGGTATCAAGCGGTTCGTCGGAATCTTCCACGGCAAAGAGGATATTCCGAACCAGATCCATATCCCGTTTCATGATGTCTCCTTCCGATGGAGGCAGTGTGCATGAGGTGTCGCGCTAAACATCGGGTATAAGAGGGTTTCGGAAGCTCTGATCATAGGTGCAATGACTATCGTTAGACCAATGCACACCGTTTTCGTTGGCTGTGATTCCGTAGGATTGATCGTCAAATGGGCAAGTCCAACCACCTAACAATCCACCCATAGCGTTCTCGTCAAACCATCCAGCTTGGTATTCTTCGGAGCCGTCAGAATTTATCCGCGCATTGTAGACACCATCAAATCCGTTTTTCTGAGCAAAGCGTGTTGCTTCTATTTCGTATCTTAGCTCCATTAGAATCCTAACTGGAAGACTTGCTTGGCAATGTCAACATTGAGTATAGCGTTATCAACTCTGAATAAGCCTATTTCACGAGGGAGCGCCATGAATTTCTTGAATTCCTCGCCTTGATACACCCTGCCATTTTGTCCATCATAGATAAACAGGTCTCCATGTTTATCACGCTCAGCGGAGACGACATGTCCGTGCCATTTATTGTCCATGCCCAAATAGGTGTATCGCATGGAGTATCGCTCATCTTGCCCCACGATTGTGTTAACGAAAGATGCATTATTGACTCCATTGTGAGAAGAATGTTCGATTCTCGTCGGGGGGCGCCAGGTGTTCGGGTCGAGCCAGATACGTTCTGGTTTTTTCGCAAGATTATCCATCGTCTTGTTGTTGTACCGTAGCCTTGCGACAACATTCCATCCTTGCCGTCTTGCTTCATAGACCGCAGCGCACGTTTGACAATTTTTCGTAGAGCCACGCTTTTTTAAATAGTTCGGATTGACTCTGTTTCCGTCTGCCTGTTTAAAGGTCATGGGTCTTCGTTCCCCTTCGAGTTCATAAAGGTAATCTTCTAGGGAGAACTTGGGTTTAGTATGCACCCCCACCCTTGCCTTCTTCGTGCTTGGTAGCTTGGAATCTATGGCTCCTCTGACCTTGCTGAAGATGCTCTGCTGCTCCTTGGCGCTGAGCGACGCGAAGTCAGCAGTCGTTCCACCCCGCCGCAGCATCTCCGCGGATATCTCGGCCTTCATGCGGGTCTTGGAGATGCCAGCAGATTGCATCTGGGACTTGATGCTCTTCTGGTTAAGGAACTTGCTCACGCTCCGATGCGAAGCTGGAACCATCTTGGATTTAGGCATATCGCCCGCCCATTCGCGGTTCGGCTTTCGGGTGAGCACGCTCACACGAGGGTTCTTGCTCCGGGCGTTCGCCTCCTTGATGAACTCCCGCATGGTCTCCTGGCGCTTCTTCAGGCGCTCCTGGGCCTTTATGAGAGCGGTCTTGTTCGAGAGGGTGGAATCCTGCTCATAGGCCTCTTGTGCGGTCATCAGTTCGCGCTTATCAGCACGGATGGCACGCTCTAGGTACCGTTGCTTCTGCTCGAGGTTGTAGATCTCCTCACCGGAAAGGCCGGAAGGATGCTCGGGATTCGGGCTGTATCTCCTAGGTGCTCCATGACGATATGGACCGAATGAATGCCGACAATTTACCCCTCCCAAGATATCTCCCAGGTCCCCGCTCATGCAATGGAGGTAAAAGTCCTTATAAGTCACATCATCTATCGTAATCTCGCCGTTTAAGGAGTAGCACTGGCCCTGCCATTCGGCATGGGAGGGGCGTGCATCAGCATGACTTGAGACCTCTACCAGCTTGATCTCCAGCTTGTCCAGGCGCTCCATTGACATCCGGTTAGCGTCTTGGGCTATCTGGGTCCTCACATGACGCCTCACGGCCACATCCACGTTATTGCGGACGGTCACATTGCCCTGGCCGTCCTTGTAGGTCACATGGGTTATAGGGATGCCGCCTCTAGCCAGCTTGCGGACCGCCTTATGCACTGCCTTATCCGCTGTGAGGTATCCGGTGTTGACCTGGGTCACCGCTTCGATGGAGGCCTGGAGGAATGCCTCTTTTGCGCCTTTGAGCATGGCAAGGTTATCGCGGCTTAGGACCTCTGCTATCCCGGCTACTGTAGAGATTATCTGGGCAGGAGCTTTTCGCTCATCTGAGAGGAGCCTTGAGCGGTCATCAGCGTCCGAGGCCTCTAGGAGCCGTTCTGCTGTGTCAAGGACTGCGGCATCTATGGCATCCCTGTTAGCTTCGATGATAGCCCGAAGTTCGCTTTCGTGGGTCTGGGCCAACAGGGCGAGCTCCCCGGCGGTCTTGGAGGTGATATCCCCTGAGAGCATCGTGGCCGTAAGATGGGCCAGCATCTCCGCTTCTATCTGGGTGTAGACGGTGGCTACTGCATCCCCGGCTTCCCCCATCAATTCAGGGGAGAGCATTTAGAATCCCGGGTCAAACGCTTGCTCTTGCTGCGGTAGCTCGGCCTTCGCCTGCTCCTCGGTCATCCCGTACCAGGTTTCAGCGTATTTCCACTTCGGAAGGACCCCTGCTGCTATCTCGGCCAGCATCTGGTTCTTGGCGGTCTGGGTGTCTGTAATAACGGAATCATCGAATTTGACTGAAACAGCGCCGAAGTCTTGTTCTATATCCGCATCACAGTGAATCCTTGCAGTATCGAGCAATGCACCCATGACATCCTGGATGGCAGTGCGCACTACGTTCTCATGCTTCTTCACGTTTCGCATGAGGGCGCCATTGTCGGCCACTACCTCAGTCGCAGTCTTGAGGCCGCCTGCCTTGTCGAGCGTGAAGTAGTTTTGGCCGAAACCGCACTCCTCACCTAGCTCTGCAAGTGCGATGTTAAGAGCTTGTTTGAGCGGGTCGGTGCGGATGTTGGGAGAGAATATATCGATGAACCTGCTTGCATTTTGCCCCTCCATCATCCGATAGGTCTGCATATCCTGCTTTGACAACGGAATTGCTTTCCCGTTCCGCACGTCGATATCTAGCATCTCCTCAGAGGCGAATATCTTGACCTGGGTCAAGTCGACCTCCTGATAGAGCGAATCGAAAGCGAGATCAACGGCCTTGATCGCATCCACGGCATCAGCGAAGATGCTCATGCCATAGGGAGAGAAGTCCGCGAGGGTGTTATCAATCCCGGGGATGACGATGCCGAAGGGTTTACGGGGGCTCTGCGTGTCGAAGTCTGAGATATATCCAAGTTCCTCTGGGGTTATCTCGGCATTATCCTTGATGAGGTGCATCTTGACGTGGTATGTGCCCTCATCTAGGACGTAGAGAGCAAGCCGTTCAATGCTCTTGCCCTTATGAGTGATCCTGTCGGCTATTGCGCACTCGGATATCCCTTCAACGTCCCATGAGAGCGGTTTCAACATGCGCGCATCGTGGCGCTGAATACGTACCTTGCTCTCTGCTGCGTTCTGCTTAATGTCGTAGTCGAGCACCCACGCGCCTGTTCCGATAGCGAAGGCTCTCTCTATCAGGTTCTGTCCAGACGGCCAGAAGCTGTTCCGGGACAGGTAGTCCTGGAGCCACGCATTGGCTTTCGAGGTATCTACTGAGATTTCTGTATCTTCGGTGAGGATTAGGGAGGCATATTCGCGACATACTCTCTTCGCAGGCTTTAAGCTGTAGCGATCACGGCTTTTCTTGCTCTCTGTATCACCCGCTTTCACTACATAATCGACCTTGTAGAAATCATCATTGCTTGTGGTGTACCAGCTATACCACTCTTGGATATGAGTATCCATGGTGGTGTACAGCTCATAGCCCGCATCTTTGATGATTTCTTTAGCTTTCGAGGATAGGGAGAACTCTTCGAGCGTCACGCCAAGCCTTTCTCGCGCCGTTTGAGGCTACTTTGGCGGAGGTGTCGCTCCGCGGTAGGCTCTGCGCTTCTTGGCCTCTCTCATGAAGGCGTAGCGGGTGGCATCTACCCAGTGGTCATTGCCATCCGGAATCGAGTTAAGCCATTCGTCATCTGCATTCTTCTCGTACTGCATCTCTCGCACCTCTTTGGCGAGGTGTGGGCAGCGCACTGGGTCTATTACCCAGGTGCATGACTGCAAGAATTCGTAGGATGCCTCGCGCATGAAACCCTTTTCGGATGCTCTGGCATTGACACCGGCATCCCTCTGGGCTGATATGAGGTCGTTTCGGGCATCATCTGAGAGCACGCGGGCATGGTGGTAGGTCTCGGTGCGTCCATCATCGGACCATGTGAGCGCGGCCTTGATCCGCTCTGCCTGGATATTGGGAGGAAGCTTGTTCCCGCCGTCTTCGTACCAGGTGAGGATGGTGCGCGTGGCGGCCTGCCATTCGGACATCGTGAATGCCCATGGGTCAGGGAACCAACCGAAATCTTGGCCGCATCTGAGGTTATCAAACGCAGCTATCTCGCCATCGGTGATCTCTCGGAAGGTGTAGCGGTCGAACACATCCCCGCCAAGACCCACGGGAATGCCCATGTACTCATGCTCATAGGCTTGGGGGTCTGTGCGCTTGAGCTCTTCGGCATCCTCGATGAACTGCTCACCTAGCCATTCGACGGGAGCACGGAGGTAATTGCTTTCGAAGTAGGGTAGTCCTCTATCCTTAAGGCCCTGAACATGCTCATTGATCCAGCACTGCTTGGAGCGTGGAGGGTTGAAGGTGTACATACGGATGTAGTCATCGCCGCCGCGGATGGCCGACTGCTGGACCTTTCGGATTTCGGCCATGCCTCGGAACATGTCGCACTCTTCCATCCATAGGATGGCGATGTATCCGAATGGGACCTTGACACCCTTTACCTTGTTCGGATTGTCGCAACCTTTGAAAATGATGAGCTGCCCCGTGGATTTCTTTCGGATGCGCAGGGTGGAGGCTGGCATCTCGTAGTCATCTTCAAGGCCTAGGATCTGAATGGCCCACACCACTTGCGTGTAAGCTGAGTCCCGTAGCTGGTTCTTGTAACGCATCATCACGAGGGCGTGGTGGTCGGGGTTCTCCTCTATATCCTTCACGACTTCAAGGGATGCCCACGACGACTTCATGGACCCGCGTCCGCCCCCT